GAGCCCTTTCTCCGCGCCTGCAACAAGAGCTGCACTGGCAACCTGACTAAGTGCGGCAGTCTTAGCATTGCGCTTTGTCTGGTTGGCTTTCGCTCGACTTAGGGCCTGAGATGTGCCGAGTCTAGATGCCTGAGCCATACCCGTCTGAGCATCAGCCGCTTGGCCTCGCGCTGTCCCGAGTACGCTGGTCTGCATCTTATTCTGGATATCTTTACCAGACGTATTGGCAACACCCAACTGCCCCAGATACGCTTTGGACATATCACTCGATATGTCGTTTTGTTGTGTAGCGGAGTACGTAGGGCTGCTAGTAAGAGCCTGCATAGTGTCAGCGTTAGCCCGCCCTCGAAGTGTATCTGTGACGTCATCCGTTTTAGACTGATCTCGCATCTGCTGTAATAGCGGGTCATACTTCTCTTTGAAGTTCTGATATTCCGCCATTGCAACTGAGGCTGATGTTCTCTCAGCTGCGGAAGGCTCGTAGTCTTTTTGTTTCGGTGAACTTCCCATTACACTTCTCTCGTATAAACAATGGTATCGATTTTCCAACCTTCTGAAACTAAGTGGTCTTTCAACTCTGGTACAGCAGATCTTGTTTCTAAATATTTGTAACCGCCGTCTCTGGCTTGCTTTATAAAAAAGTCTTGGTGCTGTGCGACTAGGTTCATGCCGCGCTTCCAAGCCCACGCCAGCCAAATCAATAGTGTCCTGTCGCCGGAAAACGTGTCAGTTTCACCCGTTGTAATTACAAGACCCTCTTTCGTTGTCCAGAGCGTTGCCCCGCCAGACTCACAAGCTGCATAAACATCGCCCGCTGTAAAGGTTAACTGGGGCTGTTGTTCTAAAATCTCGCCTATCGCAGGAAGAACCCAGTGGAACGTCGTGCTCATAGACGAAATTACGGGATCTTTACCCGCCGCTGCCATACCTTCTTCTTGTTTTATAGGGTCTATTAATACCGCCATATGTCACCTTTCGGGCTACGCCTTCGTCAGCGTGCCTCGCTTTACGTTCTGCTAAGTTAACCCCTTCAGCAAAAAGTGATCCGTAGATTTGCGCTCCAGTAAGATCAGTCCATGACTGACCTGGAGTCCGCAGTAGTCTGAAAAGCGCACCGTTAATAATCGTGTCGCGATACTCATTCATAACGTCGCTGTCGCAGCCAGTAGATGTAGCGGTCGGCTTGAGTTGCGTCCGAAGTATCGTGCTAGAGATCATGGTCGCAGAGGGAGTAGGCACCAACCATACAAGAGATTGCCCCTGCTTTATGTAGTACTCAGGGACTCCATTGTTTGATTGCTCTCGCCACTTTGGTTTGCGCTGTTCAAGAAGTCCGCTAGAAATGGGTTCAAGGTCTTTGCCGTCATGTACTCCCGACATTATCTTGTGTACAACCGTACCCGAGGGAGGCTCTAGGTCGTATTCATAGATGTTTCCAACAGTCGTGATCGGGTCAAGCTCCGATTGATATATGCCAGTCTTCTCGCAAAACTCAATAACAGCCGACCGGATATTCCGCTCGATCAAGCTGTCAGGGCAATCTGGAACAACGGGTATGACGTCTGGAAACAGGCTCTCATAGCTAGTAGTAGCCATATACTTTTATCCTATCTCATGCCCATAGGAGCAGCTGGTCGCATTTCAGGGTTAGGGTTCGTCACCGAATCAATCTGAGCTTTGCCAGTAACTGACGATGTAAATAACCCGTAGTGAGAACTAGCTCGTTGCTGGTTACCTGCGTACTCAGCGTCTTTCATGTACGCCATGTATAAGACGTAGTTCATAATCGCATTAGCGAAAATATCAGGGATCGATAGGTTGTCTGATAACGCTACGGTAGAGGGGTTAGACGAATAAATGATCTCTAGGTATGCATTACCTGCCACCCCTGGATACACGTAAAAATTTCTTGGGTTCGCCTCGTCGTAGATGTAGTGCTTCACAATGTTTGTATGCGAAGCATCTCCAGTAACATTGGGGTCATGCCAATCGGGACTTTGGCCGTCTAGTACCTCTCGATTTACAAGCCGTACCGATCGTTTGCCCGTGCCACTGCTAGCGGCTGACATGTTCCGCACAACTTTTAAAAGGCGGTTACCCCCAGTTGGGATATCTTGTTTCGTGCCAGCTACCAGAGTAATAGTGGTATTTACAGCACTGGCATCTGGCTTTAATAGGGCAACTTCGCGTTGAGCGTCATTAACCCATAGTACGAGCTCTCCAACTACGGGCCATCTGACGCCGGTAGTGTCCTGCAGTACAGCTTGTACCCGATTGATAACGCTTTGTACTGTTACAGCCATTTTTTACACCTATGCGTTTAGAGCTAGCTCCCAGGCCATCTCTCTTTCGTCTGTTCTAACGGTGCGCCCTAAAAGTTTATTTAAAGCCTGTGCTTTTGGCGTACCATCGGTCTTGAATGAGTGTGGGTCAGCCTCTTCGATCATTTTCTGAAGGGCCTCAATAACATCTGTATCCACTTGCACTGTTTGGTCGTCTTCTACAACCTCTACAACCTCTACAACCTCTTCGAACTCAGCAATTACTGCTTCTTTTTCTTCGACGTATTTGCCGTTATATTCTTTTGCACCCAGCTGAATTGCTAAAAGACCAATCTCTTCTGAGACTTCAATAGCCTCGCCAGGTTGGAATACAATAGCGGCACCAGCCAATGTGGTAACACGTAACTCTGTCTCACTTATAATCTTCATGATGGATATTTCCTATTTAGATTTTTTCTTCGGGCAATTGCCCATTTTTCCCACGTGTTCATACAAAATAAAAAGCCTCTCCCCCCGAAAAAGGAGAAGAGGCTATCGACTTACTACTGTGCAGTATCTAAGCAGACAACGCCGAAGTCCTGTACGCTACCAGTGATGTCACTGTTGTACTTAGGCTTGCGCATTCCGAAGATCTTGCCGATGGAGATACCAGACTGGTTGCCATAGTCGAAAGTATCTTCGACAACTTCAGGCAGACCGATATCAGCCAAGGCTAGTGCCTGAGCACCACAGAACAGAGCACGTGCTCCATCGATATTGGCTCCAGCACCCCACTTGTAGCCAGCTGCTCCAGCGTTGCCAGAAGCACCAGAAGTCGCGCCAGAAGTATTGAAAACGTGACGGAACTCATGGATCATCACACCATCAACCATCAGGCTAGACGAACCACTGAACAAGCTGTTTGAAGTGCCGCGTACACCAGCATTACGAACGTTAGCCAGGAAGCTCGGGTCGAGTTTCAGGTCAGCCATCTGCTGCGGAGTCACGAACATGTGGAACGTCTCTTCGTTGCCTGCGCCGCGAATACCACGAATGTACTGGTCTTTAGCATAGGCTTTCAGGTTAACGATACACTCGTAGCTAATCTTGTCAGCTGCGGCCACTGCGTTAGTAGCACCGGCGACTAGACCGTCAGTAGCGTCCCAGCGGCGGTGACGAGCAGCAGTAGGAGCAGACACGTCAGAAGCAAACTCAAGATCAACAAGCTCTTGGCCATTTACAGCGCCGCCAACTACTGTGCGAAGCGCACCATTGTTCTTGTGAGTGTAAGCAACACCGGACAAAGTCAGGAATGCTAACTGGTCGCATCGATCAGCCATTGCATAAGCAAGTGCGTCACGAGATTGCTCGCGGAAGTTAACAACAGTCTTCTGGTCAGTCATACGGCCAGCGATGCGGTTAGCGAAACGTAGCTGATCTAGCTCGATGCTGATGTCAAACGCGCGGAGGGCTTCTTCGTTGCCTTCCAGAGTGTAATCACCAGTAATACCGTCGCCAGTCATGTCAGCGAGCAAAGTAATGTTAGCTTTAGTGCCTTTGTTGTTTTTGGTCAACTCAGTTACGCGCTGTACCATAGCGTTTGAGCCAGTACCTGCGAATTGGTTAATGAAAGATTGGTTACGTGCGACTTTCCAAAAGTCACGTGACCACGCCTGAAGTTGGTCGCCTGTAAGCGTACCGAAATTTGTTAAAGCCATGATGGCCTCCATATTAAGTAAGATAACTACTAGCGGCGTTAGTGCCACTAATATAAGCAGCCGACTTTATGGAGCGGCTAATCCGTTTTTCCACTATCGTGTAGAAGAACGTTTAGCGCGGATTAACGAGGTGCGACCTCGACAGGTTTTACGCCTTTGTAGGCGAAGGGTACGTTTTTTACGGCTACGGGCCGATCCCATATCGTAGGGATAGACGTATAGATCATATTAGTACAGCTAATAATACAATGCAACAACTATCTGTGGCGGGCTGTTTTTTTAGCGATCTTCTTTGGCTGTTTGCTAAACTGCTTGCCCGCTTTAGTGTCAGCGCGCTTCTTAGCACTGGTCTTGGCGTACTCTTTCTTGCTCAAAGACTCGCGAGCCTTCTTCGGTAAATATCGCTCACCAGTTGCCTTCTTACCTTGGGTGCTGTTCTTACCTGACTTAGTGCCCCATTTCTCTTTAGTCCACTTAGACAGGGACTTCTGGGATTCTGTCTTCGGTCCAGAGTAGCTCCCACCAGACTTTTTGTAGCGTTGTGTAGCTAGTTGTGCTTTACGGGCCGACCATTGGCCCGCTTTACCGCCCTTCGTACCAGCCTTTACAGAAGCTACAATGCGTTTCCACTTGGGTTCATCACTTCTAGCCATTACACGTTTACCTCGAGCTCGGTTTCAATCCAAACCCTAGCGCCACAAGGGAGCGGCTTGTCAGGGCTATAAACAACAGCTGCGACTACGTCGCCATTAGCACCTACTATCTCAGCCCTGTTCGTTTTACGGTTGGCTTTATAGTCTTTAACAGTGATTACTGGGCGAGCCTCACCGTTTTTATGGTTGGCGCGGATGTTATGCTGGTTAACATGGATGCGGGTCTTCATGTCTCACCACTTGGCGCGGTTTGCCCAATAGGCTGCGCTCATTTTGCCTTTCGAAATGTTCTTGGCGTGACGCGCTTTGAAGCTGGCTCGCTTTTTCTTCATCTTGTCAGACTCACCAGCCTTGGGTTTGCCTGCTGTAGAAGCGCCCTGCTCACCAAAACGGATGGTTTTGATCTTATCGCCCTCTTTTGCCACAACAATATGCGACTTCTTGGGGTGACTTGGCGTCCTTTTTGGCTTGTTAAAGCCCGACACTCCTGCTCGGGCTAACCGTGGATCTTTTTTAACAGGCATAACTTACCTCGTTAGATAATATCGCCTCTTAGGCGTTTTAGCGTTGCTTCTGGGAGCGCTGCAAACTCATCTTCTGATAGGTTTGCCACATCTAGCTCTTTCTCACCACGGACGGACGCTCCTTCTCCAGCCATAGCTGGTGGTTGAGCATCTGCGGCTTTTAGCTTTCGAGTTACTTCAGCACGCTTTTTAGCCACCTCATCAGTAGCAGACTTGGTACTGCCCAACGACGGACTGTCATCGACTAACCCGTTCTCACTAATAACAAACTTAGCTGCGCGTGATAACGCTGCAACCGCATTGTCACCTTTGATGATGAAAGCGTCTCGTAGATCAATAACCTCTTGAGTAAGGGCTTCGTCGTATTCACTGCTCTTGGAGTCAAAGATGGGAAATTCCGCTTCGAGCGTGTCAGCTGCCTGCTGTAGTGCGCTAGCCTGGTGGTTGCTTGAAACGGTATCGGACATCTTCTGCGTCATTTCATACTCAATCTGAGTACGCTCTGCCTTGCGGATTTCAGCTCTTACTGCCGCAGCCTTATCGGCGTTGCCATCTAATAAGTGGTTCTGGTACTCAACCTCTTTAGCGGAAAAGTCATACTCTTCAGGTGCATCTTCAGCCGGTACTTGCGCTGCTTTCATATCATCAAGCTGCTTCTGCAGGGCCTTCTGCTTCTGAAGAACCTCATCAAGCCGCGCTTTAGGCACCATTGGCTTTTTAGCAGGCTTCTCTTCTGCTACAGGTTGTTCCTCGACTACCGCCTCGGGTTCAGACGGCTCGGCTTCTGCTTCGATATCAACAGGCGCCTCTTCGGCCACAACTTCTTCGGATTCTTCAGTAATAACCTCTTCCTCGGTCTCTTCGGCTGCAACTTCAGGCGTCTCCTCTTCAACAGTGTCGAAACTTAAATCGAGCATCTCCGTCGTCTCTTCGTCGGGGCTATCTGCACCAGGCATCACATTGAACTGCATTTCTTCGTCTTTCTTACTCATATCAATTTCCTATTGGGTTTTTTTGGTTAGCTTCTTTCTTTGCGGCGGTCTGCATAGCAGTAGCAGCTATGCGAGTCGCCGAATTAGTTTCAGACTGACTAGTTCGAGTCCGGTTAGTAAGGTCTGCGAGCTCTCTACGCAACTGCAGCTCTTGCTCCTTCATTTGGAGCTTGGCTTGTAGTTCCTGCATACGTATCTGGGGCTCTATGTCTGTAGTGTCTTGTACTTTGGCGATGTTGATGGCCGCTTCCGACTGTAGTTTCTTCACTTCGGCATCCAACTTGGCAAGGGCCAGCTGCTCGCCTTGCATCTGCATCTGCTGGACTGCTGCTGCTGCTTCTTGCTGTTCTGGCGACTGCTCGACACCTGTCATCATGCGGATGCGCTTGGCCAGCTCACCCTTCTTAGTAAGATGGCTATACTCGATAATTGCATCGTCTGGGATGGCAACACCTGCCTGACGTAAGTTAAGCGCTTCAGCAAACTGAACTTCATCAAAACTATCACGAGCTGGTGCGGACGATATGACGACGTCGTACTCACCAATTGTCAGATCATTAATGATGCGACCCTCTGGGGTCATCTGGTTTACCACAACTTCTTCGCGGGGCTTTAACGGATCTGCTTCGTTGGTAATCTGCAGCACTCGCTGCTCTGAATAGAACGTCTGTACCAAGTTAAGCACTTTCTCAGCCAGGTACTGTCGGGCCTTCTTTAGGTTATCCAACGGAACCTGAATCATGATGGCGCCACGTGCGGACTTCTCCCGCATGGCGATTCCAGATACCTCTGCACTATCTGAACCTAGCATCGAGTCGTTGACGCCTGATATAGCCTTGATATTAATAGCCGCCTTTTGCCCTATCCTGTCGAGACCCGTAGGGATAGAGTTGGGGGTGATTTTTTGAGGAGGTGCTGTACCACGAGCGTACTCGAGTACGAGTCCCGTCTCTGCGCCATGTTCTTCAAGGTCATCAGCCGTCATTCCAACCAATGACCCAGCTTCAACCATCCACCCGCTATTAGCTGTAGTATTAACGATATGCAGCTCTTGAGATGCAATCTTGTTCAGCTGCTCCTGGGGACTGATCAGGTTACGAATAACGCCGAAGGGTCGGCCTCTGCGGAAATAAGCGAAGAAAGGTATGATGGTAAAGTCGTTGTATGGTGACCAATCGTCATGCAGTACGATCCTGTCACAGGATACTGTCCATCGGACTTTACGTTTCATCTTTGTGATTAGACTAAGGCCATACTGCTTAGCAAACTTCTTGGCCTTTGACTCTGGCCATGCGTCAGGTGCCTCTCGTTGGTCGCCCGTTGTCGGGTCGACAAAGCAAAGAACACGTGACATCTTTTTGTGCTGACGTTCAATTACTCGTAGCGATTTGACGTTTTTGTAATCGTCCTCATCCACAACAGTCGCGCCAAACATATCGTCTTCTGGCTCAATATCACCGTAGCGATTTTCTTCATACTCGATGGAGTCTCTACCGAAACTATTCCCGTTTTCAGCAATGAACCGGAGGGACTCTGATTTTTTCTTGCCATAGTTTTCCTCAATCTCGTCAAGAGTCATCCACTTAGTCTCAAACACTTCGTTCCAAGTCTTAGGATCGTAGTCCTTTGCATCTGGATCAATGAGGATGTCTAATGGGTCTTTGGCCGTAATGCGTACCTCGCCCTCAACATGATCACTGAAGTCCATGCGGACGTCGAAATAACCTCGACCGTCCATTATCAAACCATCGCTGAAAACCTGCTGTTCCACCCAGTCCAACTTGTTGTTGTCCGCGATCTGCATGTAGACCTTTGTCAAGACATCTGCAACGTCCTGGTCCGCGCCTCGACGAGGTTTGAACTGGACATCAGCGCGTCGTGTAGACTGCTCACCTAAGATAGTATTAACAGTAGGTAAAATCGTGTTTATAGTCAGAGCCGGACGGCCTTCCGATTCGAGCATAGCTTCGTCATCGGCGTCCCACTGCTCGCCTCTGTAAAAGTCGTCACACTTTTTCGCCATATAGATATACTCTAGATGACCATGATCGCGTGCTCGTATGTATCTATCCCACTGAAAACTGGCAATCTGCTGCTCTTTCTCAGGGGTTAGCTTCGTTGTGTTCTTCATTTTATGCGCCCATAGCTGATTTGCTTCGTGTCTCTTTACCTATAAAGGGTAGGGTCTCTCCAAGATGACACTTGGACAACGGGCGCTTGATAAGTAGCAAACTCAGTCATCATCAAACCCAGCCAAGCAAGTGCATCTACCTGATCGTCATGTACGCCATTCGGGAACCGAAGCAACTCCGCTACCAAAGGGCCAGTAAAATTTTCGTCTTTGGGCAACCAAACCATGCCCTGTTGCATTCGTCCTTGGATAGCTCTGGCCCGCGCTTCTTTATCCCTGCGGCCAGTCTTTAAATCTTTAAAGTACGCTTCGTATAACCCGCGCTCTCGTACTCGTTTCTCTAGGAACGGCCCAAGGGCCATTTCAATATGGCCCTTTTCTATGCCAATTATTGACGGCCTCCACTCTTCGTATAAGTCGAGTATCCGCTCAACGATTTCAAAACCATCGAACTTACCGCGCACGACATCTACCACAAACAACTGGTCGTACTCATCTACACCAATGACCATTCCCACTGTGTAGTCGTTCCTGTCTTTCTTGCCGATCGCCAAATCCCAGGCTGCATAGAACCGCATTTGGCTGTAGTCCACCTCATCGCGATCGAAGTACTGAATCATGTCTCGGGTGAAGTAATCACCGTCATCAGATACTGGATTCTGCTGGTAGAGCGCCGACCAGTCACGTGGGCCAACGGCCTTCTCAATACGAGCTAACGCTTCTTCGTCATAGCGCTCTCTGTGTAGTGCTTCACCCTGTTTTCGAAACTCTTCGTCGACCTCTGCAACGGCTGGGTAATTAACAACCTCCCATTGCTCGCCGTTATCTGCTGCTGCTTTAAGTAGTCTTCCTGCAAGATCATCATCGTGCCAGCGAGTAAGGATAACCAGCACACCGCCGCCAGGCGCAAGACGTGTGTACGCCGTACTTGTATACCAGTCCCAAGTACTGTCACGTGCGTTCGTTGATTCGGCGTCGTCACGGTTCTTTACCGGATCGTCGATGACAAGGATATGAGCACCCTTACCAGTAATACCGCCACCAACACCGGCAGCAACAAAACCCCCGCCAGTAGTAGTAAGCCATGCTTCAGCAGACTGAGAATCTGGGTCGAGTCTGGTAGAGAAGGCAGTTTTATAGGTCGGTTCACGTAGGAGCTGACGCACCTTGCGAGAGAAACCCATTGCAAGCGAACCCGAGTAAGAACAACTGATAAATTCATGTCCAGGATAGCGACCGAGATGCCAAGCTGGGAACGCAACTGATGCCAGCGTGCTTTTGCCGTGTCTGGGTGGCATAAAAAGCATAAGTCTTGGAGATTTTTTCTCAGAAACGTCTTGAGAGAACTGCTCGAGTCTCCGGCATATGTCTTTATGGACCCAGCCAGCCTGATAATCGGGGTTAAATCGCTCCACGAAAGGGAGAAGCCGCTTCCTGGTAAGGAATCGGAGGGCAAGTTCTGCTTTGGCCTTCTCTTCAAGAGAAATCTCCTCTGCTTCGGACTCAGTAGACTGCTCGTTAGAGGGTTGTGGGAGCGCATCTACATCATCTGCCTTACAGTACACACAAAGGTTAGTGGATTCGGCGTACAGCGTTTCAGGATGCAACTTCTTGCACCTAATACACTGACGTTTTTTAACGTCATTTGGCATCTAGTACGGCTTGTATGCCTTCTTCTTTGGCTTAGCTTTTGGCTTAGCTTTTGGCTTAGCTTTTAATTTAGCTATCAGTGCAGCGTTAGACTTCTTCGGCTTTAATGAGCCAGAGGCTTTTGCAGCTTTTTCGGCTGCGGCCATTTTCTGGGCGGGAGTCATTGCTGCAAATTCCTTTTGCTTAGCTGTAAGTTTCTTCCCATAGGACTTACCGGCCATTTTCTTCTTAGCAGCGTTAGCCTTCTTCAGCTTAGCTACCTGTGCAGCAGCCTGTTTCTTGTTATGCGGGAACTCAGTACTTTTACCCATAATTAATCAATCACTCTCAGGTTGAAGGTAGTCGTTATTTTTACCGGCGAGCTTCAGCAACTCCTCATCAGAAAGTCGCTCTAGCTGCTTGGCGGTAGTGTTGATATTAATATTGACCTGGGTCGCATTGTCGGGGGTGGCCAAACCGTGCAGCTTTACCAGGGAATCAACGGTATTCTTCATTTCTGTGGCTGTCGCTGACGCTGTGTAGGCGTCCATGTACATGAGGTGTGCGTTTTGGCGCTCGAACTTCACCTCTTCGCGCATTTGCTCACGGAAATACTGCAACGCCTTCTGCACCGAAGGTCGTTTGGCAGCTTCATAGGCCGATTGACTGCTGGAATAACCAGCGCCACGACCGGCAGCGGCTATAGTCATGCCGCTAGCTATTAAAGAAACAAGTTTTTCCTGCTGAACCGTTAGTTCGTTCAGCGTCAGTCCCATATAAGGGACATGCGACTGAAACTCAGTGTGCATACTGACTAGATCAGTGGACGATTCTGAGTTTTGGTCTTCCGTCATGGTTAAAGCTGTCATTCTTGGCCAAATTGTTGTCAAGGTAGATAAAGATGGGGGCTTTATCGCCGAGCCCATCAACATTTAGGCTTTCTAGAAAATAAGGTAATGCGTTTTCGCCATACCCTAAGTACAAAAGCACTTCCTGGGCCGCATCTGCGTCGTAAACCAGAACCTCGCTATCACTCGAGCGGATACCCGTGCCAATAATGGCTTCGTCTAGCCCCTCGATCGCAATCATCTCTATTTCCATATTCGCTATATTAGCTCTACTAATAATTAATCACAAGAAAAATCGTGAATTGTCTTGATCCACCAGTAAAAAAGATCTTCAGACAGAGCGTGTTTCATTATATTTATACGATATGCCACTAACTGGACGTTATCTGGCGTGTAATCTTTGGCATTTGATATGCGGTCTATAGAAGCGTTGAAGTCTTTTGCCCCAGAGCCATCTCTGTGGTGTGTAAGGAACACACCGGATATTGCGCACTTTCCTTTCTGGTTCTCCCACAGTTGTACCAAGAATTCGTGCGTTATTGTAAATTCGTGGTCCCTTGTCCTTTTTTTGTGGGCTACTTTAGACCTGGCGTTGATGAATAGGTGCTGCAGGTAGGCTTCGTAACTAGCAGACGTTATGATTTCTTTTTGCTGCGTCCGACAAGCTGTACATACAACACGTCCTTTATCAAAGTGCGTTATATCATCTGTTATACCACAGATCTTGCAGGTCTTAACTTTAGCCATGCGCTGCATACTATATTAGCTATGCTATTAATAGTAGCGATTTTTTTTGCAGAAATTTTTTTGAAAATCGGTTCTGAATCGCTCATGCATTCTTTGTAGTAGTCATGGGCAACCGTCCCCTATCCCCGATCTGGGACATTGGAACCTTGTTTTATGTCAATTTACAGGAACCTTGTTTGCCAGTAACCCCTTTAGAGTGGCGCAGGGCAAAGGTCATAGGTCAGATACATAGGCCATAGGTCAGTTGTCCTCTGCCATACATTATTTGTTGTGTGTTGGAGGGTATAGGACTTAGGACAGTAGCCCCCGACATTAGCATTAGCTATTGATTGCCATAGGATAAAGGTCATATGACATAGGTCAACGGTCACTCGCCAGAGGCTCGCGTCCCTTGCCCGACGGGGGGTGAGACGGGTGAGACATATACGCTATTTGGTGTCTCACTTTGTGTCTCACCATTATCTCTATATATATCAATGACTTAACATATCGGTGAGACGGTGAGACGCGTGAGACGGCTGTTTCCTACTTACATAATAATACCTTTACTAATATCAATGTTTTATACAGTAATTCAATTAAATTAGGTGTCTCACCTGTCTCACCTTAACTCTAGCCCTTGTCGTTGCTGACTTTCTTACCTTTTCGTTGGTGTCTCACAGCCGTCTCACAGCCGTCTCACCACCTGTTTGGTGTCTCACCATTTGCGCCGTTGTTAACCCTGACCAAGGACAAAGGTTAACTGTCCGTTCATAACTGTCCCCTGTCAGGGACAGTTGTCTGTTGTTTCTTTGATAAGGGGGACTCCTCCTCCTTCATATAGAGGTAATTGTTATGGCAATTTTCTTCGCCCTCACCACAGGGCTGTTACTAGGCATATTCACTACATCAACGGGCTTTCAATACCTGCTCAGAACCGACAGTGAGTTTCGCGAGCTGATCGTAAAGGAAGCGCAGTCATGAGTATCCGAACTAACAAACAACAACTGTTCATCGACTGGGGGCGCAAACCCACCGTCAAATCACAAGTGCAAAACATGTCCGAGCAACAGCGGGTAGCGCACTTCCACAAACTGTACAGGGGCTCGGACATAAATCGAGCCCGACAACTAGCGAGGGAATACAGATGAAATTATTCAAAACAGCGTCAGCTGCAACCGCCAACGCTAAAAACAAAACCACAGCACTGCTCAACGACGAGCGAGTAAAACGCACCATCGGATACGGTAAGACCCACGGCAAAAAGCTCTTAACTGACATACAAGACCACCCAGTAGAGACTTTAATCGCCCTATTTCTCGCTAACGAAGCATTAGAGGTGGGCGACGACATAAGTCTAATTGCTGACTCAGCCGCTATCGACACTCACCTTCATATCACTGAATTTCTTGGGAGTTAACTATGGAACATGAACTAACATTCGACGAAAACGACTGGTCAGTACTCGACACATACGAAGCTGACCAAAACGACTGGCACTCAAATGCAGTATCAACTGAGAGCTTTCACATCACTGAAAACAACTACTACTTAACCAATCTAGAGGAAGCATAATCATGGAAACTACTAACACTACCGAATCAACCACTACTTTCATCAGCCTATTAATCGGAGCTGTTGTATCTCTGTCCACAGCAGGCAGGGCAAACGATCGGGTAATAGCAAATGAAATACTAAACCTAGACTCGGACGCTGGCGTCATCTCTAAAATAAACGTACTGCACCGCAACTGGATGAACGCTAGAACATACGCCAACACTCAAGCGGCAATTACAGGCGTCGAATACGAGGGCGCACCAGTAGCTCCCGAGTATCTGCTCACGTTCACCCAGAAGCTAATGAACAAATGCTGTACAAATGCAAAGAAGCTACATGACGCCCAACAGGCCAAGGACAACGACACCGAAGAAGGGTTCCATCACGGATACGACGAAGCAGCAGATCTAACTGTTGAGTACGACATTCCCGTTTTTGATCGCAAACATCTAGCTGAAGTATTACTCAGTGACCGCGATCAGCTTCAGTACCTTCAGACGATACTGCTCAAGCGTATGAACTACCTCGGCCCACAGCCGCCAATCGCTCTGTATCAGAACTCTGCAAAGAACGAAGAGACAGGTGAGTACGAAGTAGTCTCTTACTGCAACGACGTGGAGAGCATATACTCGCATCTCGATGAGCAACGCATCAAGATGCAAGAGATGCAAGAGCAATCAGAGGTCGAAGCAGACGTAGAAATAGAAACCTTCGTACAACGTCGGCAGGAAGTAGCGAGCATTAGATCACGCGCAAATGCATAACCCACCAACAACTACCCCGCATCAAGGCTCAGGCTTTGGTGCGGGTTTTTTGTATTCAAACGGAAAATTAATTAAACACGGAGACGGTTGCCCATGCCTACACAGTGTGCCGCTCTTCAATTCACTATCATCACAAACGTGATGCACAGAGTGACACACCAGTCCACCACGGAATAGGCAGTGTGCCGCTCTCAATTCACTATCATCGCGAAGCGATGGACCTAAAACAAAGGACAAATGCCAATGGACAAAGATCAATTGTTAAACGATACAAAACTATATGCATCAATAAGTGCCGCTAAAACCTTTTCTTGCATCGCTACCATTTGTTCCTGGACAAATAACAAATGCCA